GGCGGGTCCGTTAGTTTGGAATTTTGAAACGGATGAGTTGTTTTCGGAAGCGAATTTTAGAATTTCGGTTTTAGTACAATTATAATCGATGTCCGATGAGATGGTAAAAGCCATGATATTTTCCTTTTTTTGTTATCATATTAACAGTGTACCACATACAAACCTATTTGTACACAGTTAATTTAGCGAAATCAATAATAATTATACTTGTAACAATTATGTTACACTGCTTATTTTTAAAATGTATTCGCTCTTGCCACGGACGTTAGGATCTTTCAATGGTAGGAAAGCACCTGACGCACCGGTCCATCCATGGAACTCGGAGTCATAAAACTTAATATTACATGCTTTGGGATTATCGTTTTGGAGTTGAGCTAGTTCGTCAGCCCATTTTTGCCAGGTATAATCATCTACAATTGATTCATCCATCTCATAATACAAGCATGAGTGAACCAACATCTGTGATCTACGTTGACGGATCTTTTGGCGTATTGTTTGCTTTCTAGGCATTACAAGATCCACATGTTAGGTGAGTTTGTATAAACTCTATTGGTGTTGGGGTAAGTCCGCTGTAAAGAACATACCAACATGCCGCTAATAATACGAGGAACAATAATCCCCACCAGGTTAAAAGAAGCTTACCTATTCTTAATACTATTAAAGCAAATAGAAAAAGCGAAGCGGCACTCATTAATACCTGTATTGCAAATATAAAAGTGTTTATTAAATTTTCATCCATTGGTAATCCTCATTCTGTATATGTACTTATTATAACACAGAATGAGGAGTTTGTACACAGTTAATTTAGTATTTTCCTACATCATGCATATCATTAATTCGTGATGAAAGATACATTTGTTTTTTCTGCAGCTTAAAAGCCAAAAGTTCGTTCCCTTCTTTTTCTAATCGTCTTATGTAATGTTTGAGCTCTTTAGAGTCTTTTTTGAGCCGTTCTATTGGAGGACCATATATCATTTGATTCAGCCTATTGTTTGATTTACGACGGGATAAGATTAGTGTTGCTCCTTGTTTCTAATGCAGAAAGTAAAAAAGGACCAAACCCACTTTCGTGGATTGGTCCCAAGGTCTCTATATGAAAATGTTTCTTATTCTTTTCATAAAAGTATTTATAGAGAACTACTTCTTGATTAGTCCCGGAAATGCATCCATTACCAACTTTTTTGTAAACCCTTTGTACTTACCTGCCAGATCGCCGTTCTTCATGTCACAGAGAAGATATGCATCTTCCCAGGTAATTGACTCTAGCATACGAATCCACATCAACTCACGCTTCGCTTCTTTAACAGGAGGTCCGCCTTTAACAAAGTACTTAAAGCGTGGAACAACATGTGTGCGAACATGTTCAGCATCACGATATTTGTTCTCTTTAAAAGGTGGAGTACCCTTAGGTAACATCCATTCAATAGTATCGTCAAACGAACCTTTTAAAAAGTAGCGTAATGTTTTAGTATCATAGTGTTTCAGCACATCGCGTTTAGCACTAGTGTCTTTAGCAGCACCAACCTTTTCCAATATCTCATGGAGATTGACTCTGTTTATATTTTCATTAATCATTAGAAATCCTCAATACATTCAATTAGTAATTTACAGCGATTCTTAATAAAGTAGTTCAAGATTTTCATACGAGGAACAACTTTGATAGATTCAGCTGTATTTATAATGTTAGATTTAATAGCTTCTGGTATATAAGCAAGGTCAACTAACAGCTGATTACGCTTGAAGTTACGAAAAACCTCACTACCCATATGAGACTCTAGGTTCTCAGCGTTATCAACATAGCCTTGGATCTTCTTCTTAGTCATAGGAGACTGACGAATGCTTTCAACAAACGTGTCATCACCACTAAGAACATTAGGAATGCCGTCAGAGCTATCACCTTTACAGATGTGCTCAAATAAGTAACTAACAGGATTAGGATCCACAATGAATTTCTTAGTCATAGGAGAATACTGCTTAACGTTACCATACTTCTGTAGTTGAATAAAGTCTTTATCAGCAGAGATAATCATTACCTTTTCATGCTGACCGAACTCTTGAGTCTGCTCAACAAGAACACCGATAATATCATCAGCTTCTACATTACGAATGTAGACTACTTTGTATGGCATATTCGCAGAGATCTCTTCACGTACTTTATTAAGAGCAGTGAAGATCATATCAAAATCAAGCTTAGACTCTGTACGGCTATTACGACGTGACCATTTATATTGGGGGAATACATCACGTCTCCACGAGCCACCGTCACAGGCAATAACAACTTGGCCGTATTCATCCTTATGCTTTTTAACATGCATACGAATAGAGTTGAGGATCATATGACGAATAGTATCTTCGTTCAATGGTCCGTGGTTTGAATTAACAATGATGTTACCCATTGCAATACCGTTAAAATCAATTATAATCATGCTTTAGCTTCCATTATCATTTCGTGTATAACATCTAGTACTTCCACAAAGGGATAGTCTGGATGCGTGCTTCTTACTAATGCTGCGTATATTAGATTTAACACACAGCCCATATCTTTATAAAACACTTCATCATCCTTGGCATTAAAGCCATACTCGGATAATAATATTACAATCTCTTGCATACATTCTCCAGCAAGATCCATCTCTTCATTGGCCGAAGGGCCTGGATCTATGAGAGGATTTCTGATCTCGCCATAGGGGAATTGTATTACATTGCTTTTAGTTTTATCTGTCATTATGGTACCATTATACACTATTGCTAAAGGGATGTACACCTTTATTTTACTTTATTTGTAGATTTTTTACATGATTGCGATGTATCTTGCCGCCTACAAAGGCGTTATAATACTCGTCAGGTTTAAGTAACACATCTCTAGTGATCTGTTCTTTCATTTCAAGGTAGGACATTTCACCCTTACCCATGCACAAATGTAGTATCTCACGGCCGAACCGTTTATCACCATGTTCTTCAAGAAGCATTCTTACTTCGTCTGAACTGCCATGGTAAATCTCCCAGTCTGATGAGGATACTTTTGTGCGTTTGCGTTTTTGACCTTTTAAAGGTTTCAACTTAACTCTTGAGTGGAAGTTCTTTTTACCAATGTACTTCATTCCATTGGTGAGATCGGTGACTATATAGACGAATCCTTCATAGTCACCGATATTATCTAATGTAAAGGGTTTCCCCTGATATTGCCATTTCTTCATATGGCTATTTATTCGTCTCCCCCAAAGTCCAATTGGTACTGTTCTTTATGTGATTGTGCTTCATCCACATCAACTCCACATGATGGACAGTGTTGCACTGTTGCATCATCGTCATCAAACTTAACTTTGTATTCAACCCCACAGTGGTAGCATTGCGTCATATTGTCATTTCTCCTAGTGACTTAGATAACACCCAGTTCTTAAACTCGGCGTGTCCACCTATATATTCAATATAACCGGTACTGATTTTATTGGTAATCTGTGGAACAGTACGGGCATTAGGAAATTCTGTCTTAAATTCGCCCTCACTAATATCCTTACCAATTTTCATTACGGTATGTTTCATTTGTTTTTCCTCTGCTAACGCAATAGCTGCGCTGCAGAAGAAACAGCTTTCTTTACTGTATATTGTTATCAAAGTGATAATCCTACGAAGGTATCTTCGGTTACGTCTTGCTTAACTCCACCAATGACATAAGAACTGATTTCGGTTTCTTGTGGAGCAACTTGTACATTGCCTCCGCCGATCCATTTCTCAGTCCACGGTAGTGGGTTAGCTTGAGGTGTATTATATGGTGAAGAAACTTGAAGAGTCTTCATCCGCTTGTTTGCGATCCACTCAATATAGTTAGATAGCAACATAGAGTTTAGACCAATCATAGATCCGTCTTTAAACAGATAATCAGCCCATTCTTTTTCTTGATCAACTGCTGCTACAAACATACTAGTCACTTGCTCAGCACATTCTTCACGAATCTTAGCGAAGTCAGGATCCTCTTTAGGAAGAGCTTTGATGATAGTTTGTGATGCAGCTAGGTGAGTATTTTCGTCACGTGCAATAAACTTAATAATCTTTGCATTGCCTTCCATCTTCTTCAATTCAGCGAATGCCCATGAACAAGCAAATGACACATAGAAACGTACACCTTCAAGAATGTTAATAGAATTGAGTGCAATCCATAAACGCTTCTTTAGCTCATACTTTGTAATGACAACAGTCTTACCATTAACTTTATGTGTGCCTTCACCTAGTAGATCATACCATTTCTGATAGTCAATAAAGCTATCGTAATAGCCTGAAATGTCCTTTGCGCAATCTACAATCTCATCGATATCAAGCATCTCATCAAATATCTTTGATGGATTGGCATACACATTACGAATAATATGCGTGTATGAACGTGAGTGAATTGTCTCAAAGAATGCCCATGCCATTACCAACGGCTCTATTTCAGGAACAGAAGCTGCAGACATAAAGGTTTCAGTTGGACCACGACCTTGTACAGAATCCAATAGGATCTGACGTTTTAGGTTCGAAGTAAAGATATGTTTTTCAAAGTCAGTGAGGTTTGCAAAGTCTGACCGGTCTTTAGATACATCTATTTCCTCAGGTCTCCAGAAGAAGCCTAACATCTTTTCAGTAATCTTTTCTAAGGCCGGGTTTTGGACCTGGTCATAGCGAGCGATATCGACTCCCCCGTCAAAGAACATGAGGGAATCCATATGTGATTTAGTTTGTTTTTCAAAGACTGACATTCAATTTTCCTTTATATAGTACAGCTGTCGCAATCATCTTCATCGTAATCTACTTGGGTTAGAGGCTCATCGATATTCATTTCGCCAGCACCGTCATGTGTGTTATTATAATATAGTTGCTTACCACCATACTTATAGAACGTTACAATGTCCGTTATCATTTGAGACATTGGCACTTTGGATTCTGGAAAGTGCTCAGGGTTATATGATGTATTAACAGATATACCTTGATCGATATACTTTTGCAATACAGCACACACCTTAAGGTATCCGCCTGGAGTTTTCTGATCCCATAATAGATCATACTTGTTTTTCAAGTGATGATGTCCAGGAACAACCTGAGCCATCACACCGTCTTTAGATGCTTTATATGATACTAAAGCACGTGGTGGTTCAATACCATTAGTTGAATTACTAATCTGTGCTGAAGTCTCTGCCGGCATAAGTGCCATTAAAGTAGAGTTACGTATGCCATACACTTCTAGATCTTTACGCAATGATTTCCAATCCATACGTTCAATGTGTGGTACTAACTCATCTACTTCTTTCTTATATGTATCAATTGGCAAGATTCCAGTGTGATACTTTGTTTCATTTGATTTAAAGCATGCACCTTTTTCTTTAGCAAGATCTACAGATGCCTTAATTAAATAGTATGACCATGCCTCTGCATATTCATCAACAGTAGCAAGAGCGTCTTCGTTATACTTGAGACCACGTTTAGCAAGGAAGTATGCAAAGTTAATGATGCCGATACCTAAAGGACGACGGTTCATTGTAGACTTACGTGCAGCTTCCATTGGATATTCTTGATAGTCAAGTAGTGCATCTAATGCACGAACAGCTAATGTACAAGGTTTCTCAAAGTCTTTAGGCTCGTTAATAATACCCCAGTTGATTGCACTCAGAGTACACAAAGCAATCTCACCATCAGGATCATCAGCATTATTCAACGGCTTCGTTGGTAAGTTAATCTCTGTACATAGGTTAGACTGTCGTATTGGTGCAATGTTTGGTAAGAAAGCCCCATGATCATTAGCGTGATCTACGTTCATTAGGTAGATCCGACCAGTGTCTTTACGCTCAGTTATAAACTGTGAGAATACTTCGATTGCTGGTAATACCTTCTTACGGATACTAGTAACCTTTTCGTACTTCTCATATAACGTTTTAAACTTAGCTTGGTCTTCAAAGAACGCATCGTACAAACCAGGAACGTCAGCAGGTGAGAACAATGTAATATTGCCACCAGTGAGTAGACGCTCATACATGGTTTTGTTAAACTGAAACGCGTAATCCATTTGACGTACACGATTCTCTTCAGTACCTTTATTGTTCTTTAGTACAACTAAGTCTTCAAACTCTAAGTGCCATACAGGCAAGTAAACAGTTGCAGCACCGCCACGTACTCCACCTTGAGAGCAAGACTTAACTGCAGCAGAGAAGTACTTTAAGAAAGGAATTAATCCCGTGTGTACAATCGAGCCATCACCGACCCGACTGTCGACAGCACGTATTCTACCAGCGTTAATACCGATGCCAGCCTTCTTAGAAATATAGCGTACAACGGATGTGGATGTTGCGTTGATACTTTCAAGCGTATCATCAGATTCAATAAGAACACACGATGAGAACTGGCGCGTAGGAGTTCTGACCCCCGCCATAATAGGCGTCGGTAGAGAGGTTTTAAATGTGGAAATGTCATCATAATAATCCTTAACCCATTTCATACGGGTAGCCTTTGGATAGTCAGAGAACAGCGTAGCTGCAATAAGCATGTATAATACTTGAGGACTCTCAAAGACTGTTTTGGTTCTACGATCCTGGACAAGATACTTTCCACGGAACTGTTCCATACCAACATACGTGAAATTATCATCACGCTCATGTCGAATGTACGATTCTAGTGTATTGAACTCTTCAGGTGTATAGTTATCTAATATGGCTTTATCATATACGCCACGTTCTACGTTATTCTTTACAATAGTCGAAAGATGGAATGGCTCTTCTGAACCATATACTTCTTTACGTATCTTGTAATTAACCAACCGTGCAGCAACAAACTGATAGTTAGGTGTTTCGTCTGAAATCAATTCAGCAGAAGACTTAATTAATAGTTCGTGTATATCATAGGCTGGTATTTTATCGAATAGTTGGATATTCGCACGGATCTCTATCTCGGAGATCGACACAGCAGTAATATCTTTGGTTGCCCATTCTAATACCTTGTGTACTTTCTCGAGATCAAATAGTTCGATCCGACCGTCACGCTTTGTGACGTTCATAGTGTTTTTATTCATGTGTGTAAGCTCCCGCTACTCAATCTGATTTGTATATATTATAACACATTTTACATGTGTTGTACACAGCTTATTCGCTATTTTCTTCAATATCTTCGGGTGCTACTGCATTTTCATAATAAACAATGATTTCTATTTGTTGTTCTATATATCTTCGTAACTCAGCAAAGTTTAAAGACAAGTTCTCGTAGTCCTTTATAGAAATAGCAATGTAAGCATCGGAGCCATTCTTCGCTTCGAACTCTTTTCTAAATTCTTCGTAATTTTCATTGGAGACGACATGGATCTTTATGTCGTTTAATTGAACTTGTTTTGGTCTGGCTACAGTAGGTACTACGGTTTTAATCGTATTAGTTACTGTTACTATCTTCGGTTCCGGTCTCAGTACGCTGCACCCCATTAGGGTCAGTGATACCAGCAAAATCGTTCCATAATTGATCAGTCGCATTTTGCATCCTCTTTTGAATAAGGCCAGGTTTCTTATTGGCCAGGTGAGTTAAATTATGTTTTTGCAATGTGCTTCTCAGCTCATCACCATACTGTTCCGCACGTCTGAGGTCTTTACCCAGTTGCGAACTAAGCTCATTTAATCTCGTATTCTCAGATCTTTCAAGTGCGAGTGAAGCTTCACTGGTTTGTACAGCCACTTCCATTTGTGCAACGTTTGCTCGAGCGATTTCTAAATCATCACGTATTTTTTTAACATACAACCCACCTGATGCCAAAGCACCACAGATAATAACAATCATTGCAAGTTTTATTGTTGAAAACAATTGCTACTCCTTTTCGAAATCTTTAAAACGTTTTAATGGCTTTCTATCACCAAGGAGTGTTTTCTTCTTACCTGGTGTCATATCAACAGCAGTACCGGTCGCATTCGTTGGTGCGTCTTCTTTCATCAGAGCATCATGATTCTTAGTGGCGTATGCAACTGCCTTGTCCTCTGAATCAAATTCTGAAACCTTTTTACCTTTAAGGTTATAGACACAAAACTTACCAGTGTCAGGGTTTTTTTGAACATGTTTACTAGGTTTCATCGGTATAAATCTCCTGCGGTCACATAG